ATTTTATTTCACGTTTAATTGGTTTATTTGCCATTTTATATAGTAATTACAATTACATCTTCACTATTTAATACTTTATATTTGATGTAAAAATTAACATCATTAGGCTCATCAGGGGATGGAGCAAATGATATATCAGTTACATTAACACCTTCTACATTAGCTTCTATTCCTCTTTTAAGATTTTCTCCTAAACCCTCTAAATCATTATCAGTTAAAGTAAGATCAAATATTTTACTTCTTAAATTAGCACCAAAACCCGGACGAAACATTCTTTCATTAGCGTTAGTTAAAACGTAATTAATAATATTATTTTTAGCAGCATCCTTAGTAGTATAATTAGCAGTTATAGCACTTGGTTCTGAAAAAGGAATATTAATTCCTACCGCTATTTGCGGTTTTAAATCTATTGGGTTTATAGTTCTAGGAGATAAAGCCATTATTTATGATTTAATAATCCCATAATTTGGTCCATACCTACATTACCTGAGGGTAAAGTTCCATTTGCTGGGTCGAAGCCTGATTGGGGTTTAAAACTAGGGACATCTTGAGAAGTAAAAGATAAACTAGTTTCACCTAATACTTGTTCATATAATTTTTTTTTATCTTGACTGTTAATACTAGGAGTAGATGTAGATTTGGTTTCTACAACGGGTGATTTATTAGATTTAACAGCTTCCAAAAGAATATCTTTTAATTCTTCTTGAATTGCTTCTCTTACAGCTTCTTTAATTAGATTTTTAAGTTCTGTTGTTTTCATATGTTATAAATATAAAGTTTAGTAAGCTTTTAAATTATCTCTGTCAATAATCAATTTAAGCTCATTAAGTAATACATTAGGGTTAGTTGTAAATGAAGGAGATGTTTTAAGTAAAGCTATATTACTGTTATTATACGCTACTCCTTGATTTTGAGTTAATTTATCATTAAATGGGATTGTTTCTATTTTTAGAGTAAATCCTTTATAAGTTGAATCTGAATTTTCTTCTATTGCGGATGGAAGTAAATCCTGGGGGATTTCATTTAAAATAGCATCTGGGCGGCAGAATTTAATTAGATCATCTAAGCGTAATAAAATATTAATTATTTTAGTAACTATAGAAGATACTAATGCAATTGGAACTGAAGTAGCGTTTACAGAGCCTAGGAGTTTAGATACTTTAGGGGTTAAATTACTTTTTAAAGAATCTAACACGTTTACAGTTACTTGTAATGGGCCTAATATATTAGCTACAGGAGCAATAGCAATACCAGCATTAAGTGCGGTTTGAGTAGGGGGTATAATTTTTAAAGCTTGATCTAAATTATCTAATATTTCTTGGTTAATATTAAGAGTAACATTTAATTTATCTAATTTATCTTTACTTTGAGTTAATTTTAGTAAAATATTATTTCTAATTTCTATTAATTTATCTAAAGACTCAGGAGTAGGACATATAGTAGGTTTTAAATTATTTAATTCGTTTATGTTTTTACTTTTTTTATAATCTTCAAAAGTAGTTATCCCATATTCATTTACTAAAGATGTAATTTTAGGTAAAGTAAGTTTCAGTAATTGTTTACCTACATTTAATATTAATTTACCTAAATTATTAGCTCCCTTAGGTTTTAAAGCATCGGGAATGCTTTGTTCAACTATTTGGTTATCTATTTGACTAACACTAACAGACTGTTTTTTACTTTCTCTTTCTTGTTTTTCTTTTATTCTTTGTTCTTCTACTTGTTGTGGAGTAGGTTTTGGGGAAGGGGATAAAGTAGCCATTATACAGTTTTAACGTATTTAGATTTTAAATCGTTTATATTACGAATTAAATCATTAATATTATTATTAACTAAACTAGCAACTGTGGCTGTTGGTTCTAGTCTTACACCTTCAGGAACACCTACTTGATTAGATAAATTTGAAGTTAATGTAGCTAAATTTTCTAATAATTGAAATAATAATTCAACAGTAGTATCACCTAATAATACGGGTTCAGTGGCATTTTTAGAACCTAAATATAATTCATTAGCTTGAATAACTAAATTAGAAGTATCTATATTTACACTTTCAAGAGAACTTAAGCTAATGCTTTTTGGTGAACTTAATAATATATGATCTGTTTTACTATTAAATAATAGTCTATCTGAGTTTAGAACAATTTGATTGCCTGTATATTCCTGAGGAGATATAGGTTCAGTAGAATAACTGTAATAATTTAAACTAGAAACAATAATAGGAAGTTGTTGGGTAGATGTTAAATATAATGAAGATAAATCATCATTAATATTTTCTGTTATATGAACCCATCCATCATTATTAGCATTTAATGATTGACCATTTCTAATAATGGTGATAGGATCACCACTAGCTCCTGAGTTTGACCAATTATTAGCTGATGAAGAAGGGGTTGATATAGGGGTTGATTCAACTTTAGCTTGAAGTGATACTTGGATTTGAGCAAATTGTTCGTTAGTATATTTAGGATCATTAGGATTATCTATACCCCTAATATAAGGAGTAGGACCTACTGTTGCATTTGCTGTTATATTAGTATCTAAATAAGGATAATTAAATAAAATATCTTCTAAATTTTGAACTCTAGTTATAGCTAAATCCCCAACACTATATCCAGGTGGATTAGGCACTTGAGATTCTTGACCTAATAAAGATACACTTATACTATATTTAGGATATTGAGTAGCAAATTGAGCAACCTTAGTATTTAATTGTTCTAATGTAACTTTAAATTGTGGAGATATAATAGTCCCATTTGAATTAAATGTAAGTTTTTCTTTATAAGATTGATTTATATCTTTATAAGTAGGTGTTGTAGTAGATGATTTAACTACAGTAGAACCTAATCTTATACTATTACCCCATCTACCTTCATGTATAACATCACCTTCAAAAGGAGTTAATGGATGAATATTAGATCTTTCAATAAAAGTATTACCTAATTTAATTTCAGTAGATTGATCAGTTACTCGTCTAACACTACCAGCTTCTACTTGTTGATAATCTTTAGTTTGTGAACTAGGAAGATTAGCATTGGGTGGAGAAAATGGAATAGCATTATGGTGAGGGTGATTCCATATATTTACAGGATTAATGTAATATAAGGTTTCTGATGATAATTCTAATTGGTTGTTTGGAGATGGTAAAGCTAAAGTGTAAACTATTTCATTTACTAATGGAAAACTTTTAACATTTGGAAATAAAGGTAAAGCTGAAAGGGTTGTAGGTTCATCAGTTGAAGATCCTAAAGGATTAATAAATATAGTTCCAATTCCATTTTCTTGACCTACTTCATTATATTTCTCATGACTAGAATCTAAAACTATACTTTTAACCCTTGATGGGGTAAAAATTGTAAAAGATTGAATAGTCGGAATACTATTGTTTCCGATTAATGTGTTTAGTTGAGAAAGATTGTAAATAGGTCCAGTAGCCATTATTTTTTATTTTGAAGTTTTTCCATTTCTTCTAATAATTGGGATTTTTCTTCATCACTAATACCTAAACCGGATTCAGTGTTTTCACTATTAAGGGCTCTTTGAGCTAAAGCTGCCATTTTAACAAGTAAATCATCATTTTTAATTCCTAACTCCATATATTCTTTAATTAAAGGAACTATTAAGGTAGCATCACCAATATCGGAAATTAAAGGTTTTAATTCCGAAATTAAAGCATTTACTTGAGCATCTTTTTTCTTTTGGTTTTCGTAAATTTCTTCAAGTAAGTCTGAGAATTTTTTCTTACCAAATACTTTTTTATCAAACTGGCTCATAATTATAATGTTTAGTTTGATTATAAATATTAAAAATTAAATTTTTGGGAAATCTGTATATCCTTCGTCTAAATAGAAAAGATAATTGTCTTTAAATATATCGTAAAGTTGATTAGCTATTTTAGTAATTTTAGGAGTTTTTACTTCAATTTGTTCTCTAATGTATATATAAAGTGCTTTTTTATTAAAAATATCTATATCTTCTCGTTTACGGAATAATTCTAAAATAGCATCTGCTACTTGAGCATCGTGTGTTTTAGGAAATAATTTATATAAATTTTTAGTGCAATATGTTACATATTCATCTAAATATAATGATAATAACTCTTGTTGAGATGTTTCTCCAATATTATAAGAATAAGTTTCATCTTCTTCTAAAATAGAAGTAGGAGCAGTATCAATACGTTTTTTATAATTTTTTTGATTTTGGAGAATTAAATATCGTTTAGCGATAGTTCCAAAATAAGAATATGCTTTTGCACCCTTAGCAGGATTAAATAAATGAATTTTACTAAGGAGGAATGTAATTACTTCGTGTTGTAAATCTTCAATATTATCTACTTCAGTATAGTAGAATTTGAATGTGTGAATAATATTTTCCGTTAATTTAAAAAACGGGTAATGGATTCGTGAGTGATATAGTTTGTCTTTTTCCTCAAAGGTTGTAGCATTGTTATAAGCAACAATTGCATCTTCAGTATCCTGAGTGAAATAATTTTTATCAGATTTAGGTTTTCTTTTTGTGGGAGTCATAATTTAAAGTTCTTTAAAGCCTCGTTAAGTAGCTTAATCCTTTCAAAGAAAAAACCCACTTCGTCATCTGACTTAAAAGAACCTTTATTATCTATTTCTTGTAACCTTTTATCAATGAATTCAACAGTTTCGCTTAATCCCTTAATATAATTTTCATAACTAGTGATTATATCTTCAGCTTTTTCGTTTTTGCGTAAAAGGTTAAAGGTCGTATACCCTAAGGTAACGACCAATAACGAAAGTATGACAAGGGTAGTTATCATAAATTATTTAACATATTTTTTAAATTTTCACTTTGAATAGAACCTAATGCCTTTTGTTGTTTTGTTTGGGTAGACTTAGGTTTGTCTGTCAATGTAAAATTCTTTTCTTGGGGAATCACGGGATTCTTAAATTTTGGTAACCATTCTCTTTCAAATTCAATTCTAGCTGCCATTAGATCGGCCTGGTGTAGAATGAAGGGTAGTGAAGTGCGTGGACGTGATTCGGGCATATAAGACATAAGGTATTTTTTATTACCATCATCATATAAACCATCATGAGTTTGGATAGCAATCATCTCATTAAATGTATATTGAATACCATGAGATTGAAGCATAAATAATCCTCTATCAGGAACTGAAGCGAATGCTAATTGGGTGTTAAATTTATAATCTTCACCTAGTTTTTCTTTTCTCCATTTATCATCTTGAGGGATATAAGATTCATGTTCTTCATCTCCCATTTTACCAAGGTCATGGTTAATAGCAGCAAATACAAGTTCTTCAGTTGTAAAAGTATCCATATCAGCACCTTCACTTTCCCAAAGTTTAGCTTGTTTAAGAGCACAACGAACAACACGATTTACATGCTCAACATATCCTCCAGGAAAAGCATTGTGGTATTCTTTTTTGTGAGCAGCGGGCATAAGCATAACGCGCTCAGCATACGTCTCATAGAATTCAACTAGTTTTTCTTTACGTGGGGATGAGATATGAGCATTGATGTTACCAATAAAAATATTCCAATTGTTTTGGATTTGTTCTGCTGTTAAGTTCATACACTTAAAATTTGATTGTTTAATATTAAGTAATCAATTACCCCATTTTGGAGATGATTAATAGCTTCTTGGGGGTGATTGATAATTGGTTCTCCATGAATGTTAAACGAAGTGTTCATAGTGCATGGGATACCTGTTAATTTGTTAAATTCATCTAATATACTATAAAAGGGCTCATTCCCGGGTTTTGCAATTTGGGGACGAGCAGTATTATCAAAAGTATTGATAACACCTGGGATTTTAGGTGCCCATTGTTCTTTTACATTGTAACATAATGTCATAAATTCAGCTGCATATTTAGATTTATAACAATAAAATAATAAATCTTCTTTACCACTCAAAACTACTGGTGCGAAAGGCATAACTTCACTTCTATTAAGTCTGAAGTTAATGTATTCTTGGGCTTTGGGGTCAGATGGATCATACATTATAGAAGTTGCTCCTAAAGCACGAGGACCCCATTCTCTATTATTAGCATATATTCCAATTACTTTTCTCTTTTGAAGTAATTGAGCTATATATCGTGCATCAAATTTCTGAGTTTTGATATTAGAAGGGATATTGGTATCGTAAGTAGGATTACCTAAAAATAAATTAGGTAAAGTAGTAACCTTAAATTCTTGTAATTTTACAGCATGGGCTATAGCTGCGCCTAAAGCTAACCCTTCATCACTCATAGCGGGTGCTACAAATATTTCTTCAAAATCTAAATATTCATTTATTTTTTGGTTCAATTTTACATTAGCAAATATTCCCCCTGCTAAACATAATTTAGTTGTATGGGGTGCTAAAGTTTTGAAATATAAAATAAAATCTAACATATATTGTTCAGTAAACATTTGTAACATATAAGCTACATCTTGTTTTACTGAAAATTGGGTTAGATCTAGGGTAGAGATATATTTTGTAACTTGATGTAGATTTCCCCATTTATAATCTATTACTCCAAAATTGCTAAAGTCAAATAAATGACCAATAGCATCATACATTTCTTGGTTAAATTTACCTTGAGCAGCAAGTCCTACTAATTTACCTTCATCTTTCCCACCAACAAACCCAAGTAAATCAGTTACATCATGCCACAAAGAAGCTAATGAATCAGTTCCTGCTACTGAAGTAAAGGGGAGGATTTGGTTATTAGTTCCTAATGATACAGAATATTTAATATCTCTATTGTATTTCCATTCAGTTCCCCATTGGCTATCTTTATTAAGTAAAATAGGATATTCAATTTCAGTATCATCAAATTCTATCCCAAGTTTTACACTTTCTCTCCATTTAACATACCAATCACTAATGTGGGCTTTAGGATTTGGTAAGGGAGGTTTAGTTTTAAGAATCTCATCAATAATACTTTCAGTGAGGATATTAGCATCAGTTAATGAACTGTCTCCTCCGTCATATGTTATAATTAAAGTATCATCTTTAAAACCAGAGATATAATATGAACTACAAGCATGAGCATAGTGATGTTCATATAATTGTATTTCTTTTTTAGAACATAGTTTTCGTAATTCATCAAAACCACAAAGAACCATTTTAGGCATAACTACTATGACATCTTCGTCATATATAGAAATGCCTTCTAACTCTTGGAGTTTTTGTAATGAAAAAGTAGGGAAAACAAATTGATTTAAGACTCCTTTAAGTCTAGTAAATCTTTCCTCCGCAAAACAGTGTTTTATTTTTCCATCAACTATATAAGCTACTCCACAGTCGTGACCTACAGTAGATAACCCTATAATTTTTGACATGTTTATATGTTTAAATCGAGTCTCGACTAATCATAAATTTAATATCCGTGAGTAATTCTTCGGCTGTTTCTACCATTTTGTAAAATTCATCTAAAGAAACTCTAGTGGCACCAACTTTCATTTGTTTGTGTAATCCTTCTAGTCGTTCGATTTTAGATACTAATAATTCTTGATTTCTCATATTGTAACGTTTTATGGGGGTATATTATGGGCACCCCTATCACCCTTATATCTCTATATCTTTTCTTATCTTCCTAACCCCTGTATCTCTAAGTTACAAAAAAAAGGTTATGATGGCAAGTTTTTCTTTAATAAGTCTTTAACTTTTTTGATATGTGCACATTTTTCGTATTCTTCTCTATTTTCCCAAAATAAAAGAGCTAAATCGCATGCTGTAATAGTATATTCATCTGAGAAGATATGTGAGGCATCTATCCCTTGTTCTGAGGTAGGGTCATAATCTTTAAGGTATGTCCAAGCTCTCGTGTGAGTAACGAATTCACCTGCATCACTGTCCATGTCCACCATCTTAGCTAGGTCCGGCATAAATTCCATGAATTTCTCCATTTTTTCTGTCATAGCTTTTTGGTTCCATATAATTTTTTTAAACATACCTAATTTGAATGCTTGTGTTTCTTGAAGTTCGAATAATGCTGCCTTATCCTTTAAAGAAGCATTATCATCAAAAGCACCAAATATTTTGTTTATGTTCATGGGAATTCATCTAAATCGGTTTCTACTTTTATTCTTCCGCTTTTGTATACGGTCATTCTTGTAGGATACCAATCATCAAAATAGCTAAATACAATTTTATATTTTGTTAAGTCGTGCAGTTCACAGTCAAGCTCACCCAACCATTCTTGAACATCTTCTTTGGTAAATGTTCCTTCTAGATAGTATTGGTGAACTATTTGGGCGTAATCTTTAATTTTTGCCTGTGCTTTCACGTGTATAAATATATTCAAAATTTATTTCACCCCAGGTAGTGGTTGTTGTGTAGTAATTCATTATATCGCGTATTTATCATGATATTTAGGGTTCTCTTGGTCTGGGTTATTTGTTAGTAATTAACTCTTTGAGTTTGTTTAATATCAAACTCTTTATAAATTTTAGCCTCTAATTTATCCACTCGGCTATCAGTGTGTCTAACAACTTGTTCTTCAACACGGTTAATGTGATCCGACAAATCATTTCGGTAGCGTTCTACCTCGTAATGTAATTCTCTAACGTTAGCATCTAGCTCTCGTTGAGTTTTTTCCGCTTGTTTGCGGGTGATGTTTAAAGTCTTTAAGACCAAAAACGTTCCTACGACGAGTAATAAGTCAATCACCGCAAGAACACCTAAAGTAAAAGATAGTGTTTCCATAGTTAAAATAGTATTAAACGACCAAGAGAAACCCTTAATATCACTTATTTTCTTTTAAATAACCACATTCAAAGTTTTGACATGTTGTAGGACGAATATCATACATCGTGCAGGCTTTTAATGTAGTATTATAAAATATACATGCTTTCTTTTTATCTTCCAAGTTTATTTTTAAAGCTGGGTAGGAAGATGGCATTTGCCATGTGGGTTTGTTTGGGAATATATTTTTTCCTTCTTCTAATTCGTAAAATATATCTTCTTTAGGAATAGGTCTTCCTAATTTATTACTTAATCTTTGAATAAATTCATCTGTATCTGTGATGGGTCCTATAATCCAATCACGATCTTCAATGGAACAACAACTCCCATCATAACCATCTATTCCAAAGCATTTATTGCTACAAATATCACATGCACTCATAATGTTAAATATAAATAAAGAAAAGGAGTAATCCAAGGGATTCTCCTCTCCTGCCACTGTAGCTCCACTTTGTTTTTGAATGGAACAAAGAAACCAGATGCATCTGACTGCGTTGAGCGAAAGACCGGGTTCGAACCGGCGACCCTAACCTTGGCAAGGTTATGCTCTACCAACTGAGCTACTTTCGCACCTTACGTAAGTAGGGAAGACAGGGTTCGAACCTGCGACCCCTTGGTCCCAAACCAAGTGCGCTACCACCTGCGCTACTTCCCTGAGCCTCCGGTCGGACTCGAACCAACGACCTACTGATTACAAATCAGTGGCTCTACCAACTGAGCTACGGAGGCTTTTAGACCCAATCACCTCACTGTCTGCAGGTGCATGAGACTGCCGAGCTAATTGCATATGCAGTCTAATTGGGTCAAGGGGAGTTTTTTTTAGGACGCTTATTGGTTCACGTATCCCCCTCTATAGATCTTTCCCAAGTCAACCTAGCCGCCACCGGAATATTTTCCGGCTCCTAGGATTTATTGGCACCCCTGGAGTGCTGTAAGGTTGAGGGGAGGAAGTGTCCTGGGCTCCCACCAGCATGGCTTTAGACTCCACTTGCGAGTGCTAACCCCCCCTCGGTCGGCTAGACTCAGTGCGGAAGATGAGAGATTCGAACTCCCGGACCTGTTACAGTCAATAGTTTTCAAGACTACCGCAATCGACCACTCTGCCAATCTTCCATCTATAAAGATAATATAGAAAAATTGGATTGGCAAGCTTGAGTGCGCCTACTAGGACTTGAACCTAGGACCCGCGGATTATGAGTCCGATGCTCTAACCTACTGAGCTATAGGCGCGTGAGCTCTCCCTCTTGGACTCGAACCAAGGACCCTTTGATTAACAGTCAAATGCTCTAACCGACTGAGCTAAGGGAGAATTTTTTAAGTGATCCGAGAAGGATTCGAACCTTCGACCGACAGCTTAGAAGGCTGTTGCTCTATCCAGCTGAGCTATCGGACCTTTGTTCACACTGAGTGTGTATGTGTGAGAGCTACCCTTATGTCCTATTCTACCCGTCAGTAGTAGACAGTTACGGCCAAACCTGCGTCCAGGATTTTACTTTTGTCTCCCTCATATATAAGTCAAAGA